AAAAGACGTGCGTACCCAAGTCCGTAGACAAGGGTAGCACATTCTATTGAGCATAGCTCACGCCGAATAGCGCGGACTATTATTATTTATTATTCATATAATAATAGACCAAAATTGATCCGATAGCCAACATAATGATTTGACTTCGGTATCTATTGATTGGGGACACAATGTATCCACCAGTACTTTTCACACCAGTTAACTTTTCCGTCATAGTCGGTGGTTCTTTGTACTTATTATATAACTCCTCAGTTGGCATGATTATTCTCCCATTTTAGAAATGAGAACATCAGCCAAAAGAATAGTAGCATACGCAGCGATTGCTGCGACAGCGGACTTCTTTGCTAAATTTAACATCTTCGCTCCTATTAACGCATTTGTGCTAGTTTGGGTTTAAGTTCTGGTTGACTAAGATTTACAATCCCAGGCTGCTCCTCAGCAACATCAGGGATGTATTGTTGTTTCGGAGTCTGACTCTTCTGGCAACAGCAATCCTTCGAGCCGATCAGCCGGCCCGTCAGACACAAATGCAGAAGAACCGTCACTGACACCGCCATCATCTCGATCGAGTACATCTTCATTTTCGATCTCCTTTTCAAATGTTTCAGGTTCAAAGTTAAAGGGAGTATCATTGTCAGCGATCTCCCCATCAAAGTAAGAGCGCACCTTCTGCTGTAGATCTTCGAGGGCAAGATCAGCTAGTGCACGTACGGTTTCGTCACGCATGGCATGGGCAACAACGGAGCCGACGACAAGGCCGACTCCGAAGCCACTCAACCCCAGTAACACTAAGTCTACTTTCTTATCATTCATATACCAGCCGCGGTCAACATGACAATGGTCTTCGCCGTCGTCAAAGCAACCTTCTTGGCACGTTCAGTTCGAGCACCATGACGAAGCTGCTGCGCAACTTCATACTGGGTGGCGGCCTTCTGCCCCTCAACAGAAAAACCATATCTCTTACCAACAATATAAATACCAAAAGCAAACCCAGTTACCATTAGTAAGTTTTCAATCTTCATACTTCTCTCCAACACCAAAATCTTTAACGTCCGAGAAGAGAAGAACCCCTACTCCGAGGCCAACTCCCAGACCAAAGACAAATTTGAGAATCATATCACGCCTCCACCAGCCATGCATTGGTTGTAAGAACGTTCATATTCCTGTTGCCACTCCTTTTCATTGTTGAAAACCCATAGATCAGCCGTGTTGTCAGCCTGTCTTTCAGCATAGGCGCGACAATTCGAAGCAACCTGAGGGTTAGAAGCGTTTTTGGCAGCAGCGGAACTACGGGCGATAAAACCGAGTTCTTTAAGAAGGAAGTAGGCAATTGCACCACCTCCGATCAAATAAATAGGACTAATCTTCATCTTATTCTCCTTATGTAATAACGATAGTCATTTGTGAAATAAACTGCTGTTTGATCAACGCATCGTTCACAACAGCAATATCGAGGCCTCCAAAATGAGGAAAGACCATATGACGCCCCAACTCCCGTTCCGCATGTTTGAAGACAAAACTTCCAACACGTCTCTGAGTGTCCGGTACGTCGAGATGAGCGATCTCTTTAAAAAACCGCCCGTAGATGCTAGAAATATGTGACTCAGTCATAACAACTCCAAATTGCTTAACATTTAGCAACAGAGCGTCATGCTCAACACGGAAAGATATACCTGCACGAATCAATCTCGAAAGAATCGATGGACGAGAAAGCACAGCGAGTAACTGAGGTGAGTCGATGACTGGCATCAGAACAGACCAATTAGCAACCGAGCTCGAATCATCACCCTCGACGTACACACCGACTCCAGGGTATGACAGAAACATAGCATACTGTGCACCCGACACACGTTTCTGAAGCGCCGAATATCCCCATAATCGATGATGAATCGTAGCCACAACATTATCAAAGAACTTAATCAACGAAGTTTCAATGACAAGAGGGTTAAGACGATCATAGGAAGAGCCGACGTTCGTCGAGTTCGGAAGAAGAGAGTAGGTATATAACGCGAACGCATCTTTCAAACGTAACAACCGTGATCTATAGTCAGACACGTTATGTCGATCGACTTCGGTCAAAGCCACGACCGCCGATACCATATCGGAAAGCGTAGTGAGACCGCTGAATCGTACATCGTTCTTAGCGGCATCACTAATTAAAGTGAATCTTTCATCCCACGGATTTGGAACAACCATTGTAGAATGTTCATTACGAACTAAATACTGTGGATAAATCTGCGGAGAGAGTCCAACGGTCGGAACAACGACAGGATTATCATATAAATTATGAACACCAGGAGTAACGATGGGTCCAACATCAAAATTCTGATTGTGTAAGAGCTCAGCGACCGGATTGTCATACGGATATGTGGGAGGATCAGCGATAGATGAGCGTGAAAACGTCGAAGCCTTATGATCATAAGCGGCGATGTAGCCCACACTACCCCGATAGACGGTAGACTCATACAGAACCGACGAAACCCCATAGAAGTCACGCACCATAGTGTACAATCCTACACCCACATTATAACATTCCGATGTCATCTTAGGATTCCCGAGTAAATACATCGACACCATCATTCCGATTTTAAAACCATCAAGATTCGAGAACGCATCGATCATGTTTCGAAATATATAAACGGGTGACGCGGAAGCGTTATTCAACGGATCTCGTCGAACTTCACTACAGAACAAGGCCGACTGAAGCTCAGAGTAAACTGAATCCTCAATCGAATTGGGATACATGTTCTTGACAGACAACCAAGGTTTCATCATCGTACACATAACGTAATACAGACTATAACGAAAAGTAGCATGACCTCTAGCAATATTGACATCCTCAAGGAACTGTTTAAAGAGAGCAGGTTGTTGTTTACCATCAGTGTACCAACTAGGGACGACACGAGCTACCTTAGCCTCCGCGAACTCGCCCGTATAAATTGTATTAGCAATAACAGCCAACAGATCCCGTTTAATAGCGTCACCTTTCTTCCCTTTCGAGTAAATTCCGAATGGGTCAATGGTGTAGAAATCGGACGTGGCCACATTACCAAGAGACTGGGGAACATCTTCACGAGTAATGTCACGCGTATAGACGTCGATCATAAGACCCATCAGTAAGAAAAGCCGTATATGGGAGTCAAGTTCACTGAATAAAACCGCCTCATGAGCACTAGGATCAAATGAACCCTGAAAAGAATCAAGGATCGCATCAATGAGTCCAGAATCAGTCAACGCGGCATCCATAACTTTCGCGGTATTAATAAGGGCAGGTCTGACCGTCCACGTTTTCGCGTCAAGAACGTTAAACCGTGTGTTAAGCTCAGGATTACGTTTACGCCCGATTAATGCATAATGATGAGCATACCGGCAGACATCCTCGAAAGTCCAGTTCGCACAGTTAAGAGTAGTGGGCAAAACGGGATAATCATTACCAGTTATCTGGACCGAGCTAAGTGCGATAGACCGAGGATCAGACCCGATAAGCGGAACGTCGTTATAGAGATGGTTCAGTCGTGTGCTCGCCGAACCCGAAGACATAAAGGGAAAAAGTTTAATAGACATAAAGTCTCCATTGAATAGTTTAAGCAGCAAAGGGCCGAACCTCTTTACGTGCGAGTTTTGAAGCGTATCTGTTAAGATACATGTCAGCCGATTTAGCATCGGCAAAAGAATAAATCGAACATTTCGAAGTGTCCGAATCGAGAATTCGCTTATCTATAGAGTTTATAAGCTCTTCGTAGGCAGGGTTCATCTTCTGAGTGTGTATCCATTCAAAAAGATATCTCGCCTTCGATGGTGCGTCAGCTAACTTACGTGTCGCGTCCCAGAACTGATCAGCAGGGTTGTCGTAAACGTACATACCCAGAGCTGAACGAATCTTACAGTACACAAGCCACGTATATTTAGCACAAGGGTGCGGACCAAACGTCATAAAACGAGCAGCAGCGCCAAGATCACGAATGATGGGTGATTTCATTCTCTCAGCGTCAAGCGATCGCCATAACGTCCGAACAGCTGACCGCGCACCATCTTGATATCGAAGAATAACACGAGAGTTCTCAACAATAACGTAGTTTTGACCTAGTGCGGCAAGAATCTCACAATATCTCTCAGCAATATCCGGATGCATCAACAGGTCGTCACCATAGAACAACGCTGGAAGAGAAGATTCTCGAGATATCTTCTCAACCTCTTCCCAGTTCTTACATTCATAATGTTCGTAAGCCGTCTGCCAATAGACAATACACTGCATATAGTTCGAAATCACAGACGTATCACCTTTACCAGATTTGAGTCCAACAGGTGAGAACAATGCAAGCTTTCCGAAATGAGAGGTACTTGGCGATATGAACAATGACTCATCCCACGTATTAATGACGCCGATCATCATCTCATATGACCAATCATCCAGGACACCAATGTCATGAAGTCTAGTAACCAACTCGATCCAGAACGTTCTAACAGCATCAAGTAGTTCTTCCGAAACATTCTGATCAAAAGCAGAACCGTCACCTTCAACCATCGGAGTAGTCTCGTCACCTATAACCTTATCCACCTTCGCTTTGATCTCTTCAGGAGAGCCAAATTTCATTGACGGACATAAGTTCTTCATAGCTTCGATCACTACAGTACATAACCATCGCATCATCTCGTTCAGAACAGTAGGAACCATATAAATAGCTCGCGTGCGCGCACCGTTATATATAGTCCCGATGACGTTTAAGTTGTCATGATCCCACTGCAACAGATCTTGATCTTTACGATTCTCCTGAGTTCTAGCACCAACCGTATCGAAAAACAAAGAATCGTCAGGTGGCGGATGACCATTTACAGCCTCATAAAAGACACGACAACGCCGTACAAGATCTTTAAAATCTTTCGCACCGCGTATCAATGCCAACGCAGCCATATGGGCCTCAACACCCGACTTAAATATCGGATACCCAACAGACGAATCACGGTTAGCTTCACGCATAATAGACTCGATTGTCTCACCGTCAGCCAATTTCTGCAGCAACACGACCTCAACCTCTTTAAGAAGTGCTTGTCGAAAGAAATACTCAGAAACAGGAATCTTAAAACCAGTTTTAGTTTTACACCTCGATTTAAGCGAACTATACTTCTGCTTCCACTCATGCTCCGTGACACCAGGGGGAGGAGGAGCATTCAATGGCCAGGATGGCGGCTTGAGAAACGTAAGCGTCGTACTGTTCATGACTGTACATTTCGACGCCTCCGTTTTCTCAAACTCAAGCCATTCAGGCCGATCGACAAGTCGAAGGTTCAGATTGAGAAGAAAGTCTTCAAACATCGGAACGACGATCTCGTTCCATTTCTCAACATCACCTTCGACTATAGTGTTATTCAAGGAGGGCGAACCCGACATCTCCGCACGACGAACTAAGTTAAGTAAGTCAAAGGGAACATGATCGAGCTCAGCGACCTCCATACCAACAAAGTCGGCAAGTCTAACACCCGGGTGGATCTTAATTGTGCTGGTACGTTTAATAGCCATAGTTTACTGACGAATCGACGGTAATTGACTTCTAAACTTCTCAACACGACCAGCAGCAGGACCACCGGATCTGAAGATATAACAAGGAGACCATTCAACCCATTTTCGATAGGTCTTAGGATCACGCTTGTAATCAATCAGATCACGATCATGGTAACGAGCATCATCTACAAGATAGTTGTGTGCCGACCCATTGTCAAGAGCTAACCAAAACGTTTCGACCATCGCCATGTTAGGGACGAGCGGAATACCCGAAGCGTCGAAGAGGTAGGCATATTTAACCGTAATCTTAGGTGGAACGTATGAAAATCCATAATCGGTCGCGACAAAGTAAAACGACGAGTATAACTCTTGGTCGGACCGAGGAGGTTTACCATCGACAAGCAGCGCAGGAAAGTTCATGATCGAACGACGATTATATGCCTTAAACACATCAGCGTTAAATTCATAGTCGTCGAAAGGCGTGGTACGATGAGGTGGTTTCGTCAAAGACAAGAACGCAGCGCTATGCTCCGAATACGCAGGAAGATCACGATTATAGTCATCAGCTACGATTCGAAATCGAAATTTAAGAGCGGCCACAGAACGAGCAGACATCAACATATTAGGTAGCAATCCAATGGCTCCTTTCTGTGCTGAACGTCCACGTGGTTCGTGAACGATAGTACCGAGGTTTTTGTCTTGACGCGCAATCGAAGTGTCAGAGAACATGGCATATGGAACCGACAGATCATCAATGTTCACATCAGTATAAACCCCATCGGTATTGACTATAAGAGGATAATCGAACTGATTCTCTCGTGCCGAAATAGATGGTGCCTTAGGAAGACTACGAAGCCCGGCTGTAAACCACATCTTATATGAGGCGGTCTCAAGACTCGGAAGCGTAGCAAGAGCACGAACAGCAATATTCTGCACCCATCTCTGGTACTGAGCTAGAAGGAGATAGCGAAAATCAAGCAGATGTGAGTCAGGCTCGAAAGCAGCGCGAAGATCGGGATACCCGCTAGATCCGTCAGGTATTTTGGGGTTCGCAGGATCCATGCCGTTCAAAAAGAAACCGTTCGCGATATCATAAATATCAATATCAGAACCATAACCACGAACCTCAGGATACTTCTTCCAAAAACAATCAGGTAACATTATCGTACGCCCACTCTGTCCACAAAACTTGCGATTATGCTCAGCAGCCCATTCGGTGAAGCCTTCAACAGCAAGCTTCGGAAGGTTAAAACAATCGAACATAGCTTGTAGACTCTCAGGGAAAACTCGTCTGTCGGTCCAAACATCTTCAGACTTATCATCGATGAATTTCGCAAACTCAGGACGAAGAGAGAGCGCAACATGATACTCAAGAAGCAATGAGAGAAGACGTCCATTAGATGCAATCCAGGGCACCAATCGACGCTGCTGCTTAAGTCTTTTGACTTCATCAGCACTCAACTTCTCATTGTCGCTCTTCAAGCTGGAAATATCGAGTAGCGACTTAACATTAAACACGCCAGATTGTTCGATCCACCACAACTTGTGGAGAACATCCATGTTGCGGTTAGATCCAAACGTATCAGTAACAATCGGAGAGAAGGTGTTACTCGCTGCATCATAGTCACACTCCGGTAATGGAGCGAGCTCAGCTTCATAAGTCCAACCGATCTCACGATCTGCAAGGTTAAGATCAAGATGCTGCGCACCGGCAAAGAAATTCAGTGGAAGCGCACGAACCGTATCAGACGAAACGCGTGAGTCTTTTGTAGCTTCAATTTCGGAGAAAAGAACTTCGGCAAGACTCGTTTTCGGGTTAAGATTTCGAATCTGATTAGTAACGTCCCATTCAATAAGACGTTTATCAACGGTGTATTGCTCGCGACATGTCTTAATTTTCTCAAGAAATGAAGCGAAAACGAAGCTCTCATCATAGGTGAAGAAGGTAAAATCAAGAGTCCCACGTTCCAGCGCCACGGAGAACGAGTCAGTGTGGGCGATAGCGTTGGCTCGAAGTTGCTCAGGCAAACGACTGAGACCGTGAGAATCTGCGCGAATTCCTTCAATGTCGAAACCATTCTCAGGGGGTTGATCCACGGCTAAACCAGAAATCGAGTAAAGCCCGGCGTTTTCATTATTAATTAAGCGTTTCTGCGTAAGAGCAGTAGAAGGACGAGTGTCTTTCATAGTAGTAACTCCAAAAAGTTAGTTGTTTAATTTAGGATAGGTATCGGACGCAAAGCGGTACGCCCGAAAAAGATTATAATAGCCGCATCTATAAAATTTTTCTTTTGATAATCTCAAAAAGTAGTTTCGAGAGATAGGTCATGAGACTGGGAAAACTCGTTCAAAATGTTTCACCCATTCATTCTCACGCTCAGGTCCCGCGAAGTTGACCGATTGTTTGTCGAGATCAACGTCGACCTCTCCAATTTGACCTTGTTCAGTACCATAGACCATGGAAGACGTCATAACCGCCTGAAGGAGTTCATCTCCAGCAGCATCGTTAATCGCTTTAGGAATAAAGATCTTAAACAAGGCACGAAGATTAGCGCTAACTGTGCCTGAACCATCGGTTTGGGTTATAGTCCCCATCTTCCATCTACTCCAAACGATCGGAGTCACAAGGATGACGCACTGGTTCATAAGTGTGTTCAGAGTCACATTATCAGGCTGACCATCAGTCATAACACTGGCCGCAATTTTCGCGTAATCACGAGTATCCGTCCAAGCACCATGACGCGCAATCAGCATCGCAATAATAGGATACTTGCATGCGACATAATAGATAATCCAAGCACAAGCGTGAATGGCGTTGGCGATAGCAGCCTCATCGGCATGACGAGCACGAGCGATAGCACCACCATAAATCTCGATCTGAACCGGTTTGTTACAATGTCTCTCGAAACGACGACCATCAGTGATGTTCGAGTAATCGCGAAGACTCATACCAAACAGCTCTTTAAAAGCTCTGGGACCAATGGCCCCCGCAACAGCATCAACGATGACAATGTCGCGGAGAGTCAATGAACCAGAACGAAGCTTAGATGCAACAGACATTAAGACCCCCAGAAGTTGAGAAGATCCGTAGTACCAGAAGAGCGATATGATAAGAGGCGACCAGTAACAGAAATAGCAGCGTCATTCTGAAGTCTCTTGATCAAGTAACGAACCTTCTTCTGATTTGCAACAGTAGCGTCATAGTAAAGCGTCTGCCCATCCAAGAGCACGCGTTGACTTGACACAGCCTGTTTAATCGGAATAGAGATGAAACGAAAGTGATCACAACGGGGAACTTTAGGAAAAACCCATGAGTTCATTGTTTGCCACGCAGATCCATCCCAAGTTTGAAGATCGATGGTCATCTTACCAATCAGCTTACGAACATCGTCAGATGAGATTTCAAGGTCAAAAGCATGAAAAACCTGTCCATGGATACCAGAATTAGCGTTAGCTGGAAGGAACGTAACTGTGTGACCACCATCGTCGTTGCTGTAAATCCCATCGAACTCAATATCCGACAGAGCCAGACCCTCAGTAACCTGAATGTCCTCGGAAATGCGAAGCTTAGC